ACATAAGGCATCCATACCTCGGAATTGAATGCAAATATAGGAAGCATCTTCCTAAATGGCTATTCAAAGAGGCATGGGGTCAGGCCGTTTCCGGTTCTACCTTTCAACAGATACCTGTGGTTTGTGTTGGACAACACCACAGCCATAAGACTTTCGCTATATTAGAACTTAAACATTTAATTCAATTGTTATGTGAAGCGGTATCAGAAGACTCCACATACCCGGACTTTTACCCGCAGGAAGAAATCCTAAGCTATGGAGGGACAGACTCTGACTAGCCCAGCAGAAATTTATGAAGACTACATAGCACTTTCCCGCTATGCCAGATACGATGCCGACAAGCAGCGTAGGGAAACATGGGGAGAAACTGTAGCACGCTATGTGGATTTCTTTAAGGACAGGTTTGATCTTGAACCTAGCCTAGCTTCTAACATTTACCATGCCATCTACCACAAAGATGTGATGCCCAGTATGCGTTGTTTAATGGCGGCAGGTGAGGCCATTTCGCGCGAGAATATCGCAGCATACAATTGTGCATACATTGCGGTAGACCATATCCGGGTGTTCGGGGAATCTCTTTACATCCAGATGAATGGAACCGGGCTAGGGTATTCAGTTGAGCGCGCCTACATCAATAAACTGCCTGAAGTAGCAGAGGAGTTTCACGACTCTGACACGACCATTGTGGTGCGGGATAGCAAGCTGGGTTGGGCAACCGCCTTGGATGAGTACGTCAGGCTGTTGTACAGTGGGAAACTTCCCAACATCGATACGTCCCGGATCAGGCCCGCTGGCGCACCACTGAAAACCTTTGGCGGCAGGGCTTCCGGGCCAGCACCATTCGAGAGAATGATGGCCAATCTGGCTCAAATCTGGAAGGGGGCCGCAGGACGAAAACTCACTTCAATCGAAGTGCATGATGTTATGTGCTACATCGGGGAATGTGTTGTTGTGGGTGGTGTTAGGCGCACTTCCCTGATTAGTCTTTCCAACCATTCAGATGAGAGGATGCGCTATGCAAAAACCGGCAACTGGGTTACGGAAAATCCCCAAAGAAGTCTTGCGAATAATTCAATATGCTACACCGATAAGCCGGAAATGGGTGCTTTCATGCGTGAATGGCTGGCTCTTTATGAAAGTAGATCAGGTGAGCGTGGGATTTTCAACCGTGAGTCGTGTACGAATATGCTCCCCACAAGGAGAGATAGGGATTACGAATTCGGTACGAACCCCTGCTCGGAAATAATTCTTAGGTCAGGACAATTTTGCAACCTTACAGAAGTAGTGGCTAGAAAGACCGATACTCTCGACACCCTGACCGAAAAGATACACTTAGCAACCATTCTCGGTACACTCCAGTCCTGTCTTACAGACTTTAGGTTTTTACGGGGGATGTGGAAAAAGAATTGCGAGGAAGAAAGGCTTCTTGGTGTTTCTTTAACCGGGATTTATGATTGTCGCGTTTTGTACAACGCCAAGTGCGAAGAACTTATGGAGTTAAGGGAAGCCGCTGTAAAAACAAACAAGGTGTGGGCAGCCAAACTGGGCATAGCGCCCTCTGCGGCTGTTACTTGTGTCAAACCGAGTGGAACGGTGAGTCAGCTTTGTAATTCATCCAGCGGCATACATCCGCGTTGGTCTTCTTGGTATAAAAGAAGAGTCCGTAACGATAAAAAAGACCCGCTGTCTCAAGTTATGATAGACGCGGGTATTCCTTACGAAGAGGATTTGTTTAATAAAGAGGCGTGGGTTTTTTCCTTTCCAATAAAAGCCCCCTCGCAATCAATCACGCGGGATAACATCACACCAATATCCCAACTGCTTACATGGAAAGATTTTGCTACCTACTGGTGCGAGCATAAGCCAAGCATGACNTGNTATGTTCCAGAAGGTCAGTGGGTAGAAGTGGCCTCTTGGGTGTGGGAGAATTGGGATAGCGTTAATGGAATCTCTTTCCTTCCCTCTGCCGACGAAGGCCACATTTATCAACAAGCCCCTTATGAAGATATTAGTAAAGAAGAATATACTAATATGGTTAAAAGTTTCCCAAAAGAAATAGACTGGATTTCCGTAAAAGAAGAAATCGATAACACAACGGCGAGCCAAGAAGCGGCTTGTGTTGCTGATGCTTGTGAGATATGACGGGCCTACTGGAGTCTAAAAAACTAGGGTTAAGAGCCACTGACGGGCCTTCTGCATGATACCTAAACACATCCGATGGGAAAGCAAGGACTACTTGAAGTTTGTCAGTGAAATGCCTTGCGCCAACTGCCACATCAAGGATGGCACAGTAGTGGCACACCATTTAAAAGGCAGGTTTTCACCACTTTCAGGTGGGGCCGGGGTAAAGGCTTCTGACATATTTTCCATGCCCTTGTGCTATGAGTGCCACACTAAGGCACACTCTGGAGACACAGAGGTACTGGACTGGCAACACCTTTTCATAATGCAGACGCTAGACACCGCTGTCCAGCAGGGTATAATATCTGCTACATACAAACCGTATGAATACCAAGTCCTTTGAAGTAACCGTAGAGCGTTTAGAACACGCTATGGAATTTCTGGCCTTAACNGACATCCCTGCGGCTCAGGCTAGNGGNAAGGTAAAGGCGNTAGAGCAGTATGGCAAGACAGTAAAGGCNATGGGNTTTTTAGAGGCCAGCGGTACAGTGGCCGAGAGGGAAGCCAAGTCTCTTGTCACAGAAGAGTGGAAGGCTCATGTAAAGCGCCTTGAGGAAGCAGTGATTGAGGCGGAAACCCTTGAGAATCAACGAGCATCAGCAACAGGAGTGAAGGACGTATGGCGTACTTTACAAGCGAATCAACGGGGAGTATAATCGAGGCAGATGAACTACGCTCAGATTATGCTTGGCATCAACTTCAACTGGAACAACGCAGACGAGAGGAAGAATCTATGGATATGAAGGACAACGAATTGACGCTTTGGAAAAACGAAACCGAAAACCCGAAAGCCCCATCTTACAAGGGTAAGGGATTGATTGACGGTAACGAGAAGAGTGCGTCTCTTTGGCACAACACCAGCAAGGCTGGTAAAGTGTACCTGAAGGTGAAATTAGAAGAGCCATACAACGGGCCAGCACGGGCTGAAAGCAAGACCATTAAGGATGAAATCCCGTTCTGATTGGTTTGTCTTCTACGAAGAGAAAATCTACTTTCTCGCTAGGCACTGCTGGCCGCTTCAAGACCAGTATGCGCCTAGTGGAAAGCAGACTTGGGGGGAAGTGTTTAAACGCCATTCAGGTATGTCTCTGGATCAATACACCACATACGCAAACGAAAGGAACTTGAAATCTAAGTATGGAAACTCTGATTAAATTTCACGATGGTGAAGAACTGATCCTTGATTTTAATGAAGGAAAGCACATCTACAAGGTAGAGGGGGAGTATGCCCCATCAGTTACCACAATTCTAAACTCCATAAACAAACCGGCGCTTATCCCTTGGGCTGCCAGTGAAGGGGCCAAGTGGTTTAGCAATAATGCTGCTGGCTTTTTAACAAAAGAACTGTCTGTGGATGATGTAGCCAAGGGCATTCGAGGCGCGTACAAGGAAAAGTCTCGCAGTGCCATGGACATTGGGCAGATGGTGCATAGCTGGTGCGAGAAAGCTATTCTCTGGAAACTAGGGGCTGGAGACATCCCCGAAATGCCGGACAATGAGGCCGCTAAATCCTCTATAGGGGCGTTTCAGGATTGGATCAAGACGCACGACATAAAATGGATTTCGGCTGAACAGAAGGTTTACAATCGGCGCTACAAGTATGCTGGTACAGTAGATGCCGTAGCTGAAATTGACGATGAGTTTTGCGTAGTAGACTTTAAGACCTCGGCCAGGATTTACGATGAGTATCACCTTCAGTGTGCTGCCTACGCTGAATGCGTTCAGGACATCTACGGCAGGGAAGTAGACTCTACTTGGATTCTAAGGTTTGACAAGAAGACGGGGATGTTTGAGTCAGCGGTTTCCTCGGACAACTCTGAAAACTTTAGCGCCTTCTACGGCGCGCTTCTCCTGTACAGTAGGCTCAACGCACTCAAAAATAGGAAGAAGCGATGACATATAATGGCCACTCAACTATAGCGGGCGACATGGTTTACCATATCTCCACCGCTGTCCAACTCATGCGGGCAGCCCTAGATCATAAATTAGTAGATAAGGAAATTCTAACATTAATGATTAATGATATGATGAAGAAGTCTGATTGTGTCAGGGAAGAAGACTTGTGGAATTCATTTGGTAATTTTCTGGACAGTTCCTTGGATAAATTCATCGAGGAAAGGTCGTTGGAAGGCACTGATGTTTGAAATTACACTAGACCCCGGACACCAAACTGTAGTTAAGGTGATGGCTACGCTCAGGTACGAGGTTTCTAGGGCAGCCAAGCGTGTACAGAAACAGGTTGGCAAACAAGAGCCTTGGGATATAGAGCAGGATGGGCTGGGCGGGGAAATGGCCGCCGCTTCTATCTTTAATGTGTTTCCCCAGTTTAGTCTTTCTCCAGACTCTGGCTGGGATATTATGTTAAATGATAAGAAGATAGATGTCAAAACCACCCAGCATGAGAATGGGCATCTACTCTGTAGGCTGAACGCAACAAAATTCCCCGACCTTTATATGCTTATGATCGGGGTTTTTCCTGTTTACAGGTGTGCTGGATGGGCAACTCCAGAGGAGTTATGCCGCAAAGAGTCCATAAAATATTTTGGTAAGGGTGGCGCGTATGCTCTGGCACAGGAAGAACTGCACCCCCCGGAAGAACTACCTAAATAAATTCAACATCATCTACACTACCTGCTGGGAATGCTGTAATGCCATACCCCACAGGTTTAGCCTCGTCCTTGGAGTCATCGAAAGCGTCTTCGTAATCCAAAGTCGAGGCTATTTTTACTTGTTTTGCGTCTCTTGATATGAGCCAGCCCACAGATATAAACTGTGGCGAGTTGACATCAGGCGCTTTTTCCCATCCCGAACAGGATAGGATGTCACGCCATGTTACTTTGACGAGCCTTTTTTCTTTTTGTGTGTCGTCAGCGGCCCCGGAATAATCCATCCCAAGATCATCGGCAACAACAGCACTAATCCCAATAGCCATCCGCCCATACCCACTAATTTACCAAGAAGGGTAAAGAAATTATCCGGTGCTTTGTTGACCACCGTTTCAGCAGTGACAGCAATCGGCTCACCTCTCGTCTGGCCCTCGGCAGTTAGAGCAGAGGCAGCGGCACTTGTAACCCCGGCGGCTATAGTCGGTACAATCACACCCCCCGGCAAGACACTCGTTACACCAACAACTGCGCTCGTCGCTGCTCCTGTTATCAGGCCGCTCTTCAGTTTCGATAAGCTGCATCCTGCGATACTCAGCAAACAGACCAGTATCAAGCAAGAACGTACATAACTACGATAAGTATTACGACTGCCCATAATGGCTTCTCCTCAATGTGCTTCCAGATGGTCTTAATTATATTCATGTTGTCTCCGTTAGTCTAGTTGAAAACTTGATCCACACCCGCAGGAATGTGAGCCTGAAGGTGGCGTGAATCGAAATGACGGACTGAACGGGTTATCATCCCAGTCCATCTCTGCATCTCCCAATAAATCTAGNGAGATAGGATCAGAGAAGATTGTATCGGACAGCATCTGTGCGTCCGAAGGAATCTCTGAGGTTCCTTTAAGTTTTATCTGGTAGCCAGAACAGCCGCCACCCTCCAAACACACCTCCAGAAATCCTTCTCCTTTGAGGACTTGATCTACTTTGCTCTGTGCTGCTTCTGTTATTATCATTAGTCAAGTATCTTCCTTACTACTTCACGGCCTTCCCAGTTGTCTTCTACAGCAACTTCATGTTTTTCACAAGCGTATCTTGTGTTTGTGTCGGGGTTATCCTTCCAACCATTTCTTGACAGGGTTCTTTTCATGGCGAGGCAGCCGGGTACGCCCATCTCTACCCACTCACCCTGCTCATTCTCATAGTGGCCCATGTATTCAATGACATTACCGTTAAGGAATAGCATAAGCACAAACATTATTTTAATAGTCATGGTGAGTTTCCATTGTGAGCCTTCAAGTCTGCTACGTTATCCTTTAATGTCTCCACCTTTCCCTCAAGACCCTCAATTCGTTTTTCGTAGAATTTCAAAGTGAGTGCTTGTTGTTGGTCAAATGGGGCTTTACCTGTTTCTATGTTGTTAAGAAGTTTGTCGAACTCCCCTGATAAATGCTCGATCAGCATGAACTGTTCGGCATCCGCCGGAAGGCTGCCCAAATCGCCTCTCGGCCACTTAATTCTGAACTCCGTATTCTTTACTAGGTCTGCTTGCATCAAAATATTGTTCGTTTCTATGCGGTTCAACCTTTCAATAACACCGAAGTAAGCCCACACCCCTACACCAACAGAAGCAATCAGAGAAATCAGATTGCGNANAGGCATCGCAAACTTAGTCTTATCGCTTACATCAATCGCATCACTCATTTGGGATTCAGCCATCGCTCGTTCAGGATGGCGTTTAATTCTTTTACCCTATCAGAAACTTTAGCAGTTAGAATCCAAGGACAAAGTCCATGCACTATGGAAACAATAGCAAGAAGGAGAAAATCAAAACAAAGTTGTAGAGTAAAACGTAGATGGCTTCCATAAGATTCCTTAACTATTTGTAGGTGAGTGCATTTCATTTGAATATGTACCAGAGCAACCCAGCAAGAGCAGCAGTATCTACACAAATAGACCAGCACAGGTAGGCTTTAAGAGCGAGCCTCTTCCATTCANCGNGCCTTCTGATATACTGGGTTGGGTAAAACCATTGCATCTAACTTTTCCTCTAGTCTAACAAGATGATCCATAATCTCTCCAAACTGGTCATCGGTTCGTGCAACAACTCGTTCCAGTCTTTTCTCAACACTCTCTAATTGAAAAGTCTGTATCGCTACACTTTCTCTTAAATCATAGATGAATGTGAAACCACCGATAATNAAACCTACTGTGGCTACTATGTGGCCTACAGATAGGCTCTTACCGAGTTGGTTTCCATTGCTCATANCTGTAGTTTNCCACCCTCATTTCCGAGGTCGATTGTCTCCCAATGNGTACCNCCAGTAATGGCGCAAACTATTACTCCGTTATCGTTTTTGTGAAAACTTAGAAATGTCCAAGATGGCTTTACGGGATTATACATGATGGCTCCAAACGTATGCTCACTAACCCATCCTTTGCCAATGGGGTATTCACCCAATATATCCTGATGATAGCTTATTGCTTCATCAGCATTATCGAAACACACCGCCTTGACCGGGAATTCTGTGGGAAATATTCTTGCTGAAGCTGCCAAAGGTAACAACAATAACAACACT